TCCAAGCTCAGGCTCTCTTGTGGTTGCCGTAGCCTCTTTATAGTTTCTGTAAGCGAAAGCTGACCTAGATAAGGTAACCTCCGAGTTACTAAACTTGAACCCGGCTTCCTGACACTTAACCGCAGCGCAGTTCTCAATAACCACTTTGGAATTAGTAACCTCAACACCTACAGGTCTTGCGGCTTGTCCGTCAACAAAGAAGTGCCTAATAAATATTGGTCCGTCGCAATTCTTTACACTAATCTTAGAACAAGCATTGCCGTATACATTTCCTCCCAAAGGATCTGCTGTACTTACTTGAGGACGCTTTATATTTATCGAAGCATTGGTATCGAAGGAACTAATATCATTCGATACTATCGTACCATCCTCGGTTAGATTTTCAAAAACATTAGGAACAAACTGATTAGCCGTGCCAGATCTAAATGAGCCTCCTGAAAGGGTAACTGCTAATGGAGTAGCTCTTTCACTATGAGAAGGGTAGAAAATAGAATTTACTTTATTGAACCTGATGTCTCCCGCTCCAGAAAGAACAGGGGTTGCGATATGTACACAGGATGTATCCGTTAACGTGTTGCTTAAATCTAATGAGCTAATCTGTGTCGGAACCTGAAGATACTGACCTATGCTTGGAGTTCCAACAGTTCTCACATCAGAGGAAGCGTTGTATGTCCTAGAGAAGTTTCTATTTATAATTTCTATGGAGCCTTCTTCTTCTATTCTAAAGTTGTGTAGCTCTAGTGGGCCAAGGTCACCAAAGTTTGCTACTTCCACTAGCACAGGGAACCGAACAACTTTAGGAATGGCTGCAATAGCAGAACTAACATCTACGAATATATTTGGATTTTGTTGGAGTGTAAGCGCAGGAGTATCAGCAGAAACGCTCAACGCCAGCCCAGGGACTCCAGCCGAAGTAGCAAAGCCTCCTTGCTCCCAAAGCTCATAAGTGCGCTCTTCTAGATCATAAAGAGGGACGTTATCCTGCTCCCAATTGTAGAATGTGCTGGTGTCAAACTTAGACACATAAGGAGTCCAAGAATTAAATAGCACAACGCTGCCGCTGCTCGTATAAATGTCGTTTTTATTGAAAGCCATATCAGAAGTTTATTGTCCACCTAAAAATTAAACTAAAATCATTAGTCTTCACTATGTCACTAAATGTTCTGTAACATACGAGAATGGGTCGATCATCTACTGTTCCTCTCGGGTTCTTCATGAACATTCCTATCTCATTTATTGCCGCATCATTTCCGTCACGCTCTAAACCGTTTGCTGCTTCCTCATCAACAACTAACGTGTATCTCACTGAGCTATCGTTAATCCTTGTGATTTTACTTGCAGGTATCTCAGCGAAAAATCTACCTGTGATGTCGCTGTTACCTACAATCTGAGTTCCCTCAAAAATAGCTAAGTTACTTCCCGTACCATACTCATCTAAAGATGATAGAGGTCCCGATAACTCGTTGATCGCACTGGTGACCCCGCCTTCGGGTGGCCCAGAAACTCCAAGCTGAAACTTTTGTATTTGATAGTCTAAGATACTGTTAGACCCAGAAGCCGCAAACAAGTAAGAAAGACCAACCCCCATACCAGAAACGATTATGTTAGAGTCGTCAAGAAGGACTTCTTCTTCGCCCGTACTCATCTTTTTTATGATGGTAAGGTGTCCGTTAATACCTAATTCTTCTGTAAAGTTTTTCATAGGAAGTGAAGCCTCCACTTTATTGTTAGATCCTCGTATGCTGTAATGTCTTCTATGTAGGTCAGATCTTTTGACACACCTTTCCTGCAAAACAGTCTGTACTTTCTAGGATTATCTAGTAGACTAAACCCAAAAGGAGGTGTATTTCCATTTAGAAGAGACTTGTTCATATCTATGGTCCAAAGACCTAAATGAAAAATGCCTCCGTAAGCATGAGCAAACAGTGCATCAGACTTAGACAAAGTTACTGCATACTCAATAGTTCCGTTTGAAGAGAAGTCGGAGTTGGATGACGTTGTTAGCCCGCTTGTGCTTGCCGTTCCTGAAACTGCGGTAACAAACCCCGAAATATCCATAGAGCCCGCCTCATTGAAGTACCCTCCTTCAGAAGGTATTCTTATTGAGGAGCCTTGCTGGTCGTAATATACCACTCTACTGGGCTCCAATGTTCTTGTTACGCTACTACCTTCAGGAAAGCAACCTAAAATTGAAGCGGTTCCATAAGCAAGAACATCGGCGCTTAAAACAGTGTTTTTTATAACACCGTTAACCACCGGACTTAAAAGAAAATTTGGAAGTTGTCCGTTTCCTGGAAAAACAGAGCTTATTGAAATATCTTCAAAAGCAGCGGAGCAAGCTGTATCAACTTCTAAAGAACTCAACGCTGGGTTGGGGGCAGTGGGCAAAGAGGTAAATACTGGTTGATTATTACTAGTAGAGTTTCCATCTTCTCTATTAGTTCTTAATACCGCTATATTTCCTGAATCTTCTTCTTTTATATCGAACAACTGTGATCCGTAAACAGTACTCTTTATGTCGTCAAGGTTATGCGCGTTAGATTGGAACGCTGTGGACCCAGTACCAAAAGAGATAGCTTGTATTGTATAATTAGAAGCATCCGTTATGGAAGAAGTAGCCAAATCATCTATACCTGAAAGGGATGGGGATACGGTCATAATATCAGCTAACAACTCTCCTGCTCCGTCAGTTAGCATATTAGCTTCCTTAAGGATTAGCTTGCCTCCACTCCAAACTTCTACTTCACCTCTCATCAGTTATCAAACTCCACCACGCTATAGCTTCCGTTAGGTCCGTCCGTATGGTTTACCCATTCAGGCTGAACCCTATAAGATATCCTACTACCTCCGCTTACTTCTAGAGTTCCAGAAGTTACGCTTGCGTCCCTTGACGCTAGGGCTGTAGTATTCTCTCCTGCTCTTATACCAGTTAAACCATTATAGAAGCTTAAAACCCCAGCGAGTTCTTCTTTATCTAATTCATACTTATACTCTTTAACAAATGGCCTAAGGGGAATACCACTTGTCTCTAAACCTAACCCTGTGGATATTCCGGCTTCATATCTCAGAGTAGAATCCTCTAAAGATATGGAGTCAATCAGTAAATACTTGTTATAGTTACTGTTTGGTATAAAGAACACCTCTATTACATAATTCCTATCTTTATGAACCTGATCAGTTAGTTTAAACTGCTCATTTGTTTTTGGTATAATTTTTTTATATTCAAAGTTGTTAAATATTGTAAAGTTTCTAGTATCAAATTCTATTTGAAAGTTTTCAAAAAATTCTTTTCTTAAATTATTGAGGCTCTTATCGTTTACCTGTTGTTCTGGGGCCTCTTGATTATTCAAGCAGAATCCTCTCACAGATCTTTCTGGTGTACTAACAGAAAAACTATACTTATGGCTTAACTTTTTTATTACTTGATCAATATTTAAGCTACTAACTTCTGTTGGAGACCACTTCCCCTCTGGAGTCCATGACCACATCAAATCTTCAGCGGGCTCCGTATGAATCCAAACACCTAATTGACCTCCCCCTAGTTGGGGAAGAGTTTCGTCTGCTACCAAAGCTCTTACATTTAATTTAAATTTATGCTCTGGATTCAAGATATTAGGCATGTCCCCGTAAGAAGAAACATCAAATCTTAACCTAGGAAGGCCACCTACAGACTTACACTTGATTACGGGGTTCTGAACGAAATAGTTATCTCCACCTTGTACCGCAGAGCTAGGATCTAAATTAATAACTCTAAACTCATTTCTAGTCGGAGCACCTGAGATGTCACAAAATTCAATTCCACTTAGAATTGTAGGGTTTCTAAAATCAAATGCTTGCCCAGAAATATAACTCCCAACTAGAGGCACAACAGCCTCATTTAGACTGCTGGCTGTAAATGTTCCTGGTCCACCGTCAGACCACACCGTAGTTCTATTTATCGGAAGGTTATCTCGGAAAGAAGTCTGAATAAAAGAGCTTCCATTCTGACCAAGAATTTTAAAATCAGAATTGTACAATGCTTTTCCAAATACATGAGCGAAGATACTTCCCCCCGTGCGATCTCGGAAGGTAGGTCCTAAGGGATGTTGTCCAAAACTAATACAATAATCTTTGAATACTTTTTGTAGACCCCTTCCAAAACTAAAGTTTTCATAATCAGAGTAGGAATTTATTACATACCCACTTGCTATTGCCGAGTTAGCAAAACTCTGTATTTGGTCTTTCCAATAATCATCATTATCAAAAGAGGATAAGCTTCTAGTTATTTGGTCCTCAGCATAAGCGATAGCTTTTTTCTCCATCAACGAATGCATGGATAAAATAATCTTTGGAGTTTGTCCTCTATCGACATACCTATCCGTAGCAGAATCTATGTCCGGGTTTTTCGCGTCAGAACCCAACTTTCTAAGCCCTCTGTAAGGAAAAGTATTACTCGTATCTACGCCTGAGAAAGCATTTTTAGATGTAAGTCCCTCACAAATATGCCAAACCCCAGAGATATTTGTGTGGTCTACTACAGGAAAAAATTTACCCGCTGAAGCCACATAGCCTAAAGTTAGTTCTCCTAAAGAACTAGCCATTGAACGCTCAATCACGGAGGGATCGTAGCTAATAGGGCCATTAAATCCTGTCCTATCATAGTGTCCTTGCTCAGGTAGTAAATACTTAAAGTTTCTTCTCCTGAGGTCTCTTCTGGCTGGGCCTACGATGCTGGCAGTTGAGCTTATCTGAGTCTCTACACCGTCAACCTGATCTCTCTTAAACGTGCTAAAGCCTTCTCTTCCTGGGTCAGACGTTATGGACACGCCACTAATTTCAGTATTCCCTAGGACTGAACCAGAAGAATATCCTGCTCGGGTATCGTCCTTATCGAAACTGGCATACAAAAAATTGGTAGAAGATGATATGAAATCATCAACTGCACTTGCATTTAAATTTACCCTTGGTATCGTATGCGCTGGGGAGTATTCCTGAGCTACTCTTGCTGTTTCGTATAGTGCATACTTAGAGTCTGATTGCAAGGAACGATTCCTAAAGTCGAAATCAGTTTCTTCAAAATCTAAGAAAATATGAGAAGACTTTCCGTTCCATAAACTAAGTGTATTCTTCTCATAATCTGAGATACTAAACATTACATCATCGTAATTAGGAGGATTTTGGACAGAACTAAAGAACATCAGGAACTCATTTAAAGATCCTATGTTGGTTTCGGAAGTTACAGCACCACTAGTAATAAAGTCTCCGACTTGATCAGCAAAATCAGGATCAACCTTAAAACACTTTAATTTTTCTACTAAAAGATCAGACAGGGGTTTAGTTACAGTAGAGTCCTTAAAGTATTTTACCTCCTCAAACGGAGGAATAGGGTAGTTACGTTTTCCACGATAATTAAATAGGAACTCTATGTCTCCCTCGAAAAGTAGATAAGTAGGTCTTTCTAGTCCTTGAGGGTGACGTTTTCCAACCATGTACACGCCTTCACCGAAGGGTCCCGGTCCAACAGCTAGGTCCCACAATGCCCCCTCACCGAAGTCTTCAGCTTGCCTACGGATTGCTTGATACCCTGGCCCACCAACTGTATGCCCGTGCCAAGGCTTCATCTTCGGATCACCTAAGACTGTGTATAAATCCCCCTTTGATCCGTCTTCATTTAAGTAGTAGAACCTAGGTAAAGGAAAACTCTTTCCGAAGTATTTAAAGTTATCTGGGAAAACTGATACCAGATCTAGTAATATAGAATCAGTAACAAGTTTTAGATTATCTTCCAGGCTGCTAGAACTGTAACTTACTACTCCTGCACTTTTAGCTAATTCAGGAGTCCAAGTTTTTAAATTTTTAAACAAAGGGGATCCTGTTGCTAAAGCATACCAAATAAGGAAAGGAACGTAGGATTCCCACAAAGGTATTATGTGGCTATCCACATCCAAAACACTGTCAACAATGATGGCATTAAGCGCAGCCCTTAATGCCTGTTGCGTACCTGATTTTTTGTAAAGATCTGTAGCCACCCTAAGCTGGTGTCTCCACTTTTCTGGGCTACTCCCCCGTAGTTTAAAGCCTATGAGGTCAGCAATATATTTTAAGTTTTCCTTATCAGCATTCTCAATATCGTAGATGTATTTTATGCCCTCTACTTGATCAGATATGTCGGAAAAATGAAAGCCTAGAGCGGTTAATATTTTTCTATAAGGTCCATTAGATATTCTGTCTTCAGGAATTATACTCGCGTCAATGAAATTATCAAAAGCTTCTTTTACTGTAAAATCTTGTTTATCTATTGCTAGGGGAGAGTAGATAACATCTAAAAATGTTTTTAAGTTGTCTAACTTCTGTACTCCGCTGGTATAAGTTGCCACTTCCCCTGCGCTGGCTTCATATATGGCATCAGCTTGTCCAGAAAGAAAATCCTGCGGAATGTACTCCCCAAAAGAGCAAGCTTCAACATTCTTCCATAGGTATTCTGTAAATCCTTTCACTCCGTCTACAGTTTCTAGTTGACCACCGAGGAATAATCTTGATAGACTATCCAGTACAAAAGACGAAGGGCTATAATCTAATCCCCCCAAGCCAGAAGTGTTCAAAAAGTAAAACCATCCTAAGTTGTCTACTAAATAATTATGAACACTACTAGCATTAGTATCCGCCGTAAGGGCTGAAAGATCAACCATATTATCTTCTATAGTTCCTGGGGTTGATATTCCTGGTGGAACTATTTTAGGCAGTAAATTAGAAGATAGAAAGCTTCTATACTCTGAGCTAGTATCATAACTTGAATATTTTATGCCTAAGGGAAGAAGTATCTTCTCTAAAAAACTTTGAGTGGTTACGTTGGTTAGATTATTTTGTTTTACGAAATACTGAGCGATGCCCTCTAACGAACTTAACTGGCTCGTCTGCGTTCCTGGAATAGAGGACAGAGGTAAAACTTGAGGTAAGTCTTTTGCTGCTTGAATATGAGCATTTATTATTGTACTTATCGGATTTACTTCCGTACCACTAAGATCTAAATCTTCCTGGACGTATAGCTTGGGAGTCAATAGCTCCAAAAGTTCTACAAAATTACTTTTGTAGAACTGTCTTGGATTAGGCGTATACTTACTGTTATCTACCATTATGCTAGGTACTCGACATTGATCGTTAAGTTGTTTAGTTGTAGGATTTCATTAAAATCAATATTAACGTCCTGCCCTATATTATCTAGGGTAGAATAACGAACTTCATTCACTTCAAATATCTGCCTGTTTAGTTCGGAAACAGACAGTCCTTCCCCGAACTCAGTATTATCTATGCTTAGAAAAGTAAGAATTTTATCTCTAACTTTAGCTTTTATAGAATCTTCGTTTTCTTGCTGTTCTTGATCTATTCTAATAGTGCAGACTAAATCCAAAGTTCTTATAAGTCCATCCACAATAACTAAATCATCAGTCATCATTTTCTTCTCACTCATAGCCTCTAACAGTTGAGTCTTAAAGTTGGGTGTCGCTCTTTGTAATTGCAAATCACTAGCTTTTTCTAAAACGTAAATATCTATGGTGTTTGCAGAAGAGTAAGCATTTCTAGTAGCAGCAGTTGCTTTGCCTACTGTGCCGAACGTGCTGATAAAGGTGTTAGCGAATGTTGCGTAGTCTGACAAGGTAACCAGCCGATCCTGCCGTCTGAATGTAAGAGGGGCATATTTTTTGGCGTGCTCCACCGATTCTGCGTTTGCGCCTCCAGTGGCTTTTGAGGTGTTGGTTAGCGTACCAGCATAACTATTTCCTAAGTTAGTTCCAATTACCGAAGTAGCTAAACTATTTTTTTCTATATTGCCTCTAGTCCCTCCCCCCACTCTGTAATTTACTGAGTAACTAGCATTGTCAGGAGGAGAAATTCCAGCCACCCCAGTGCCGAATACTATAGTTGCGTTATAAAATTCATCAAATACGATCTCGAAAATTTTATCACTAGCTCCTGAAGCAAAAAACAAAGTATCAACTTCCTTATATGCACCCTCAGACTCCTGATTAGGAGATGTAATAAATACTTCCACACTACCTTCGACTACTGGTCCGTCAGTGAGAGGGATTGTTTTTTGTCCTTCCGTAGCGGCAAACTCCCCTGTCTCTGTAACTAAAGATCCTTCTTGTATTACCAAGTTTTGGAATATATTTTTTTCATCTCCCAGCCCTTCTGAAGCAGGATCTAGAGTGATGGTGGCATTGGCAGTAGCCTGATCAACTAAACCATTGACTACCTTGTATAAAGTATAAGTTGTTTGAGCACCATCTTCAGGAGACGTTATCTCAAAAGTTCTTTGCACTGGAGGAATACTTACTGAACCTACGGAATTTAAATCATCATCAAAAGTTATTTGCGCGTCTGCTGCTGCTGATAGGGGACCTCGCATTCTAACTCCCACTAGTTCCAATAACTTCTTAACACTTTGCCTCTGTTTCGCGGTAGATAAGAAGTTTTCATTAGCAAGCATATCAGCTTTCATGGACATCACCGCACCCATGTAAGCCGCTAACTCAATAAACATCATGCCTAAATCGGACTCTACAAAATATTTATATTCGTTAGCATACGCCGCTTTAACATAATCAATAAGAGCATTCCTTAAAGATAAGAAATCTGTTGCCGCAAAATTGATTAGGTCCTGCCTCCTATTAAGGGCTATAGGGGCCAGTTTCATAAAGTCCGAACTTATGGTTCCTGAGAAATTCATTTTATTTTTGCCTCTACGTCAAAGATCTCAAGGTCGTCTGTCGTTAACTGAACTGATAAGACAACCCTTAACTGATTTCCGCCCGCCGCGTCATACTCTCCCGTCTCAAAAACTCCAACCTTTAACAATTTTGCTCCAACAATGTAATTTCTAAAAGACGTTTCTATAGTTTCTCTTATATTATTGAATAGCTCTTGAGTTATAGGCTGAAATAAATATTTTCTTAGATTGCACCCATAATTAGGTATCATTAATCTCTCCCCTTTTTCAGTTCTAAGCAACTGAGTAATAGCTTGCCTAATCATAACCCTGCCGCTATTCTTTTTGAAAAATCCCCCAGTGGTTCTATTTATACCTAAAGGAAAAGTAAGCCCATAGATCTCCTTTCGCTTAGACCTGGGGGATTGCTCTTCATACTTGGTTGGTCTTTTTCCAAACCTAGAAACTCTTGTATTAGCTGCCATTAGATTTTAATATTCTTGAAGAATCCTCGTTGAGCATCGTAGTTCTTTTTTGCTTCTGTACTATTTAGTGGTTTACTATAGAACTTAAGGCTTCCTACATGCCCACGAAGACCACTTGTTATTCCCCCTCGATCACCCCCCATGAAGTTTCCTCTGTAATACATACCGTCAGTATAACCTCCACCCACAATCCAAGGAGTGTAAAACGGGTTTAGTAGTGGCCCCTGTTTCAATATTTTTGGGCCATCTACAGTGGTTGAAGAATACTCAAAACTGTTTGCTTGCTTAAAGTTAGGTAGAGATGGAGTGTGGTTTTTTTCTACACCAAAAACTTCTGAAAGGGATGAAGTAGCCACTAGGTTACCATCAGCAAACATACTAATTTCATCGGTTTCCGGGTTACACGTTATTCCTATAAGAACAAACTGGGAGGATACGTTTCCAAAATCAGTAGCAGAAAGATCAACTTTCATCTTATGGAATGTCGGGTAATTCGCACATTCATCGTTGTTTACAAAAGAGGCAGACGAGGCATCTCTTGATATTGTAGGAGCTAAGAAGAAACTTAAAGAGGACACTGGGTCATTATCCGCATTGTTATTGCTAAAGCCTATGGGATTAGACGAAGTAGATAACTGTGTTATTCTTCTGTCCCTTGTAAATCCGCACACCATGCCGCGTACTAACTGATCTCCCTTATTGTTTGGAAGCAAATCTAAGTCTCTATTTTCACCCATACGATCAAGGTTAGAGAAGCCTTCTTTTATTCCAACATTTTCTGAAGCTAAAAGAACCTTAGTTAATGAAGATGCTCCACCACTTAACCAGCCTGTTTCCGCGTCAGTGATGTTTGGAACGTGAACCCAGCACTCCATACTAAAACCTGATGGAGAATATGTTAAGTTTTGATATTCTTGAGTGTCGGGCAATTTCACAAAACTGCCTAAAGCCGAGGCGGCAGCGGTGTCCGTGCTCTTGTTCCTAGTTATTCCTTCCAAGTAAGGTATGGCTAGACCTGAAGTAAATATTGTCTGTCTTGAAGTTCCTACTAACTGAGCGTTGTTATACATATCCTCCGTGGCGCAATTAGTTGTTTGGAAATTTGTTGACGACGGCAACTCTAGGTTAGTATCTAAGAAGTTATATATTGAAAATAGTCCTTCCGTTACTATGTTATCCGTAAGGGAAAGCACTGTAGCATTTGTGTTATCCGTGGAGGAGGGAGAGTAAATAATACTGCCTTTACCTATTGTAGGAATATTAAGATGTTCATAACCCAAAGATTTTGGCTTGGGACTAGAGCGAACAAACTTAGGATTAAGGGGAAGTACAATACCAGTAACCTCTGCTTGCTCAAAAACCAAAGCTCTTTGCTTCTCTAAATCAACCTGTAAATTATAGTCAGCTAAATAAGAGAAGTCGTTAATTGGAACCTCTCCAGGACTGTAAATAGGTTGCGTCTCTCCTCCATAAATTTGTGGGGCTTTTACAGCAACCTCAATCTGTTTTTTTCTTCTATTTATCTTGTCGTTATGATTAGCAATCTCAGATATGATTAACTGCTTTTGGTTGAGAACAATAGAGTTTTGCTCTCCATACTGATCTATGTACGTTTGTAGGTCAGCCGACAAATCAAATACCTGCTTATCTCTCTGCTGCTTTACTACTTGAAGGAAGTGGTCCTGATCATAATATTCCTGCAAGCCTAAACTATCGTCCACTCGCCTAGGATCAAATATATTATCAGCAAACTTATTGAGTGAGTCAATGTCAATCGACTCGCCTTTTCCTCCTAGATTGGGATCATAATCATACTTCCACCTGTCCCCGACCGGAACAACGCCGGATATTGCAGTTAGAATAGGATCTAAGCCTCCCGACTGAGAGTCATAGTACAAGCCATCCTTGGTTAGTATATACTGGCCTGTAACCGTCTCTGGCGGACCGAACGTAAGACGGAAGACTTCTTCCTCCAGGAGCCCAGGATCAATAGCAGCAGACGTATTGAGGCCGCTCAGACCAAACTCCGCATCATCCTTGAACACAGGCTCTAAAGAAGGATCATCTTGTCTAGCTTTTAGAATGGCGTTGATTCTATCCTCCAAAGCTGTAGCCTGAGCAATAAAATCTTTAGCAGTATTTGCGGCAGCTATGCCTCCAGCGTATTTATTTTCTACCTGCGCCCTTCTTTCCTCTGGTGAGAGTTGATTGGCCGCATATCCAGGATCTTTTGCAGACATATAATCCCCAAAAGAACCGACGCAATCTATAATCGCCTCTACTTGATCTATAGCTGCATTTACATTTTGATAAATTTGCGCTCCAAACGCGGATAACCCATTTATTAGCCCTAGAATTTCTCCTAACGCTCCAGCCTGAATACCTAGCCAGCCGTCATCGAGCCCAAACTGAAATGTTCCTGTTTCCGTATCAAAGGTTATGATGCCTAAATCGAACTGAAGAATCCTAAAAAGCTTTTGAATTATCTCATTAGCTTTAGCCTTTCCTTGTTGGGTAGCAAGGTTCATAGAAATCAATACAGGAGTCGGCAACAGGCTTAATACATCGCCCGCTAAGTTAAGCATACAACTAGGTACGCCATAAGCCATACCTAGGGCTTGAACCGGACCCGCTCCGGTCTGTCCTTGTGCTGTTAAAAATGTATCTACGTCGAATGATGCCATACTATTCTAATCCTCTACCGAAGTAATCATTGGTATTTAGGGGTGATGCTGTTCTAGTTGCAATTATTGGTTCTACAGGAATAGTCGGAGCCGAGCCCGGAGCTAGATTAACCGTAGCGCCCTCTAAATCTATGTTTGCTGGAGTTTGGACCGCCATTCCCCCCAGAGCCTCTACGCTAAAAAGTCCGTTACACCCCATAGATATATTTCCAGCGGATTGTATAGCTACTTCTCCCGCATCAATTGCTAAAGTTCCAGCAGTTTTTAAAACTATAGTCCCTGTAGGACCATTTGTTTTTAGTTGAATTAGTTGAGCGCCTCCAGCAGGGTCTAGAGTCTCTATAAAAACCCTACTAATT